AATGGAGGGTCAATTTTTGCAATAATTACCGCAAGGGGTCACAACCCTGAGATTTTAAAAGAAGCGGTGTACCGTTTAATTAAAAACGATATTGGTGGTTTGGACCAAGAAAAATTAGTTCAATCACTTAAAGACTATAGAGAATTATCAGGTGAAGATATTAAAGATGACGAAACATTAATAAAAGAATATTTGGATATGTGTAAATTCCATCCTGTTTCATTTGGTACAGGAGCTGAAGCAAATCCTGAAGAAGGGAAAATCGTTGCTTTGAGGGATTTTATTTCATATGTAAAAAAGTTGTCAATGGATTTGGGTGGGAAAGTATTGTTCAAAAATGACGTGTCCAATAATTTTGTGATACCAAAAATAGGGTTTTCTGACGACGACTTAAAAAACATAGAAAAAGTTAAGGAGTTCTTAGCTAAAGAATTTGGTAAAGAAAGCCCAGTACAAACATATTTAACTAAATCTAATATAAAAACTAGATATTAAATAAATAATTAACTAATAAACTAGAACGCCTAGGAAATATATGACGAAAAAAACCAAATAGTCAATATTTATAAGAAAAATAAACTAAAATAAAATAAAAAATAATAGAAATAAGATATGGCTGATTTATTAATGAAAATGCCCGACCCATACGAACCGAAACGAATCAATCGATTTATTCTTACGTTTCCATCTTCTTTGGGTATTAATTCTTGGTATGTTGAATCAACAGCACGTCCAAGTATAACAATAAAATCAACAGAAATACCATTTTTGAACACAAAAACATATGTTGCGGGTCAATTTGAATGGGGTGAAATTAATGTTACATTCCGTGACCCTATTGGACCATCAGCAGCACAGGCATTGATGGAATGGGTACGTTTACACGCTGAATCAGTTACAGGTCGTATGGGATATGCTGCGGGGTATAAAAAAGACATCACATTAGAAATGTTAGACCCGACAGGAGTTGCGGTTGAGAAATGGATAATGCAAGGTTGTTTCTTAACCAAAGCGGATTTCCAAGGATTGGATTATGGACAAGACGGTTTACAGAAAATACAAGTTTCTATGAGACCTGACCGTTGTATTTTGGTTTACTAATATTTACAAAAAATATATTTTATTTATATTTAAAGCCAGGACTAACCCTGGCTTTTTTTTATGAATAACGAAAAAGAATACGGACAAATGAATTTTAACCTACCACACGATGTGGTACCACTTCCTTCACAAGGAATTTTTTACAAAAATAAAAAGAAAACTGTTAAAGTAGGTTATTTAACCGCATTAGATGAAAATTTATTATTATCTAATAATTTTGGTGGTTCAGATTTAATTTCACAATTATTAAGAAATAAAGTTTTTGAACCTGACTTAAGAATTGATGATATGTTAACGGGAGACATTGAAGCAATTTTATTATTTTTAAGAAACACAGCATTCGGGACAAACTATGGTGTTTCCGTTTTAGACCCAATAACAGGAAAAAGGTTTGAATCAGTTGTTGATTTAAGTGAAATGAACATAAAAAAAGTAGAACAAAAACCAGACGAACACGGATTTTTTACCACAGTTTTACCAACATCAAATGACACGGTTCAAATTAAGTTATTAACTTACGGTGAAGAAGCAATAATAGATAAAGAATTAAGTGTTTATCCAAACGGAATAACAAAACCAATAATTACAAGAAAATTAGAATCTCAAATAGTTTCAGTTAATGGTTCTACAGATAGGAATATGATATCAACATATATTACAATGATGCCAATCGCTGATTCAAAATTTATTAGAAAATTTTCATCTGACGTTGAACCAAGATTAGATTTAAACAAAAAAATACAAACCCCGTCAGGAGAACTAATTGATGTTGCCATCAATTTTGGGGTAGAGTTTTTTCGGCCTTTCTTCGCAATATAGTAAAGTAATATTAGACGAATTATATTTTTTAATTAAAGACGGATTTACATATTCCGACTTAATGTCAATGCCCACATATCAAAGAAAATATTTTTTGGGTAAAATATTGGAAAGACACGATATAGACAAATAACTAAAAAAAATAATATTGTCTATTTATTATTATGATGTTACAAACACCTGACCCCAATAAAATTCAAGAAACCCAAGGATTATACACCAAATTAGAAGGTACTATAAAATCTGCTGGTAATTTACAAAAAAATTTAATAAGTGGTTTTAAAGAATTAGTTGATAACGTATCTAAATTTGATGATGAGTTAATTAAAGCATCAAGAAGTTTAGGACAGAGTATGGAATATGCTCAAAGTTTAGAACAAAGACTTGGAAGAGTATCACAAAAAATGATTCAAATAGGATACGATTCAAATGACGTTATTGCGTTATTTAAATCAATGTCTGACCAAATTGGTAGAACAGTTGATTTTTCTGAGAAAGCTTTATTTAATATGGCTCTTCTTAAGAGGGTTGGTGTTGCGGATGAATCAATCAAAAGTTTTAATAAATTATTTGATAGTATTGGTGGAACATTTGAAGAAGCGACAATATTACAAATGGATTTGGTAAATCAAGCCAAAAGTTACGGATTAAATGTTGGTCAATTTATGACTAGTGTTGCAGGACAATTAACAAAAATTAATCAGTACGGGTTTCCAAATGGTGTTAAAGATTTGGGTGAAATGGTTGCAAAGTCCAAATTATTAGGCGGTAATATAGAATTAGCGGCAGGATTAGCCGATAAAATAATGGGGAGTCCTGAAACGGCATTAGACTTGGCTGCTCAATTACAAACATTAGGTGGTTCATTCGCGTCATTAGGCGACCCAATGGAATTACTTTTTTTGGCACAAAATGACTTGGCAGGTTTAAATGACAAACTAATGGATGCAACTAAAGGACTTGCAACATTCAATAAAGAAACAGGACAGTTTGAAATTGGTATTAATGAACGTATAAGAATAGGTAAAGTTGCGAGTGCATTTGGTACTGATTCCAAATCAATTATAGAAAACGCTACAAAACTTGCTAAACAACAAGAAATTATAAAACAATTTGATTTGTCAGGTGCTTTTAAAGGTATAAAACCTGAAGACCAACAAACTTTGGCCGCTTTTGCTCAAATTGGTAAGGGAGGTAAAGTAACAATTGAAGGTCAATCATTAGAAGAATTTACAAGAAGTGGTCCAAAAGCAATGAACGACCTTCTTGAAAAATTAAAAGGAACTGGAAGTAATTTACTTACACAAGAAGATGGTATTAAAAATAATATAAATGTAACACAACAACAATCTTCAATACTTGAAAAGGTAAACATACAACAACAACAATATAATGATACATTAAGTTTAGCCGCAATAACAACAGGAAACTTTAACAAGGTTTTAGAAACCGCGTCAACTCAACTTGTTAATTTATATAAAGTTGGTACATTGTCTAAAGGAATTGCAGAAGCGTCTGTTAGTGATTTAATTGGTAAAGCTAAAACTCAATTGGGCTCACTAACCGCTAGTACTGAGTCTAATGGTAATATCGGACTTGATAAATTAGTAGAAATATTAAGCGCGACTGCGGCGGCTAAAGGTACAAATACAAATATTGAAGTTACATCCAAAGAACCGATTAAAATTGAAATTACATCGGCGTTTAATATTGATGAGGTTGTTAGAGGAGCATTGGAAAAAGCGATGAATCAAAAGATAAAAGATGCGGTAATAGAACAAACTACTGGTAAAACTGGTGCCGCAGTACCATATGCTAGCGGGAAATCGGGAACTTCAAATTAAAAATAAAAATTAAAAAAAATAAACCTAATCTATTTATTAAAAAAATAGAAAAATGACATCAAGTCCATTATCGTTTTCTGCGACACAAAGTCTAAGATTAAAACTTATGGCTATGAACTTAGAACCTTACTTCGTTAAGGAATCTAGTGCACCACAAATAAATAGGGCTGATGTCGGTACAAAAGAAACACAGTGGATTGAAAGTCCATTGGTAAATCAACCTGATTTAGATAATGTTGGTTTACTACCACAAGCAAAATTAAATATATTAAATCAATATGGTCCTGAAAATGGTAGAGGTCCTAATGCTTTATTTAAAAATTTAGGTACAAAATCAAACCAAGGACCTTTTAATTTTCAAACTGATAGTACGTCTAAGTTTGCCGAATCAGAACAAGAACAAAAAGAATTGTTAGTTCTTAATAGATTTGGACCGCAAGACGGGTGGAGTGACGCTTCATCGGAATTGGAAGTATCGATTCTTGAACCAACAATCAGAGATGAGTATGTTTCAGACAGTACAAAGCCAAATTTATTTAGACCATCATCTTATTCTTCATCACAAATATTATTAGATAAAGACCCAACAGGTTCAGACGGATTACTATCACAAGATTCAGTATTAACACAATTGGCAGCAACAAAACTAAGAAGTTTATTTGAAGAATCGATTGCATATGAAATCCAACAAGAAACCGTTGGTAGAGCTAACGGTGTAGCGGCATTAAAAGACCCTTATTTGGGACTTAAAATAGCTGTAGGTAGGTCACCATTAATTGAACCCGATTGGAACGTCACAGTACCTGATACGGTAATAGGAACCGCAGCAGATTTCATTTCAAGAATTACAGGTGTATATTCACCGTTCTCATATATTCCTGGTGATTATTTTTCACCTGTACAACCAACAAGTCTTTTAAATCAAGCTGTAAATTTTGTAACGGGTTTATTTGGTTTTCCAAATGTTTTACCAACAAGAAAAACCGCTTCAGATATTTTCTTGGCGTATACAGGGCAAGGAACCAAAAAGTTATTATTTGGCAGTCTCGCATTAAATAGATTTGTACCTGATTATAGATTCAACTTTATTAATCAAGTTGGTTTATTTGCACCAAGACCAAATTATTATATTGGAAGTAGAACTTCAGACCCATTAGATATTGTTTCACCTTCAGGTGAAGTACCTGTAAACGAATACGGTGAGGAAGTAGAAACAAATGTATATGGACCGAGTTTACTTGGAAATCTTTATGAAAATGATATTGAATTCAAATTTGGATTAAACGGTACATCTACAATTGATGGTGGAGGTATTCAAGGAGGATTTACTTGGGTTTCACCAAAATATAAAGGAAACGCTGGTTTTAAAGTGGGTAAAGGTGGTGATGCAAAAGGATTTGACCAAAACTTCCCACCAATATCCGCACAATATAATAATTCAGAATCTACACAATATGCATTAAGAAAAGGTTCTATTTTAGATGAAACACAAAGGTTAATTAATTCACAACCTGGCGGTCAAAAAAGGTTACAACACGTTGGTAATGCAATTGACCAAGTATCTAAAGTTTTTAATGATGGATATAAAGAAATAACAAAAGGTTCAAGAGTTATAAGATATGTTGATAATAATGGAACTTTTGTGGGTGAAGAATACGGTAGAGTTTTTGCAAAAGATATTCCATATTATGAAAATTCTAAATTACAGAAGATTGATGGAAATATTAGAAAAAATCCATATTCTATTTTAGATAAAACATATAACTTAAATATGTACCCAACTTTAGGTCCTGACTCAACATCAATCGAAGGCGGTAGGGTTAAAAAATATATGGTATCAATTGAAAACCTTGCGTGGAGAACTTCAAGAAGACCAGGATTAACATATGCTGATTTACCTGAAAGCGAAAAAGGTCCAAACGGAGGTAGAATTATGTGGTTCCCACCATATGATTTAGGATTTTCAGATAACTCTACTGTTTCTTGGGAGTCAAACACATTCTTAGGAAGACCTGAAGACATTTATACATATAAAGGAACATCAAGAGGTGGTAGTTTATCATTTAAAATGGTTGTTGACCACCCATCAATTATGAATTTAGTTGTTAATCAAGTATTATCAAACTCAAGTTCTAGCGTAGTTGCTGACCAAGTTTTAGAATCTTTCTTTGCAGGACTTACAAAATTCGACGTTTATGAATTAGGTAAAAGATATCAAAACTTTTCAATTACAGAATTACAACAATTACAAGACACTATTAATAAATCAAGTGACCCTGAAAAAATAAAACAAGCGGTAACTTCAAATTTAAATAAAGGTGGTACAGGTGCTGGTGGACCTATGACATCCAATTCTTCAGTTGGTACTCAGGATTATAAACCACAACTTACACAGTATATTAATAATTCTCAATTTTATTTTGACTACAACCAAACAGGTGGCGCGTCATACAATGAATCATTGACATCATATGAATCAAATCCACAATTTGTTTCAATAGAACAATCTCAAAAAACACAAGTAGAGAATTCTAAAAATGTATTAACAAATTTAGCCAATAAAGTAAAAGAAATTTTAAACGTTAATCCAAACGTTAAAATTACTATCGTACTTAAATCAAACAGTTCATTTAATGAATCAACAAGTGTTAAGGACTCAAGAAATTCTTGTATAGAACAAAGTATTTTAAACATTGTTGGTACAAACCCTAATTTAACTATTACTAAAACAAGTGGTGCGGATAATGACACAATTGCCCCACAAACAGTACCTTGTAATACAAACACATTAAATAATTATGATGTTGTATCCGTAGGATGTAGAAGAGTTGTTATACAAGATATTATAGAAATACCATTACCTAACATTACAAATCCAAATGGTGGAGTGGTTACAAGCCCATCAACAGTTGTTGGAAATATTGGTTCACAAAACACATTACTTAATCAACTTAATAACGCATCAAGTAATCAGGCAAGAAACCAATTACAAACAATATCTAAAGAAGTTTTAAGAAAATTGTTAAATGAATCAAATTACTTCCAATTTGTAAAAGAAAGTAATCCTTATGTTTACGATTCATTAAGAGAAAAACTTAAATTTTTTCACCCCGCTTTTCATTCTACAACACCAGAAGGACTTAACTCAAGATTAACATTCTTAATGCAATGTACAAGACCTGGTGATACAATACCAACTAAAAAAAGTGACGGTACTTTTATTGATAAAGACGCAAGAAACACTGCGTTCGGAGCACCACCTGTTTGTGTTATAAGAATTGGTGACTTCTATCATACCAAAGCAATTATTAATAATGTCAGATTTACATATGATGAAAAAACATTGGATTTAAATCCCGAGGGTATCGGTGTTCAACCAATGATTGTAAGTGTTAGTGTTGATTTCAATTTTATTGGTGGTCAAAGTCTAAGAGGACCTGTGGAAGAATTACAAAACGCATTATCATTTAATTTCTTTGCTAATACTGAAATGTACGATGAAAGGGCAACTGTGTTGGATGTTTCAGCATATGATAAAGAATTTATTGACAAAACCGAAGAAACTGGTGATACCGCAAGAAATACTAATGGTGATTATAGTGCTGAAGGTGGTGAATTTATTGGCAAGTTAAAGGGTGAGTTAAAATTCAGTGCAACTACAGGTGAAAACGATTATAAAAATGTTGTTGAAACACTACTTGATACTGCCGAAGAAGCGTATGACTCTACATACGATAAACTCCTTCAAGTTTTTAATGAATATAATTGGATAGTTCTACAAATGTATACAACAAATAGAATTTATGGTACAGGAAAATTATCATCACAAGACGTACAAATTTTTGGAAAGTCGGAAGGATATATTGATAAAATAAATGAAGTATTTGATAATTTAAAAACAAGTATAAGTAATAAAGAATTGTCTTTATTTAAGGTATCAAGTCTTATTAACGATGCCAATAAAACATCAATACTACAAACACAATTAAATAATTTAGTCGATTCAAAAAGAGAAACTTTTATAGACAATTTAGATTCCGTAACAAATGACCTTTCACAATCTCAAATACCTTATGTTAGGGTAATTGACAAATTAAACTTCCTTTCAGGAAACGCGGACGGTATTATAGATAAAACAGGTATTGCTAAAATTTATAACACAACATCTGCAACTACAATAACCGATTTAATATCGGACTCAACATCAATTGTTGAATGTACTAAAAAACAAATAGACTATTTAATATCAAAAAACATAATACCTAATACAACTAGTTATAGTTTTGATAGTATTAATACAATAGGTACAACATTTGATAATAGTGCTGATAAACAGTTTTGTACCATTTTTAGTAAAGACTTAATTTTAGATTTTACTACAATTCAGACTAAGGTTTTAGGTGAACTTAATACTAAACCTTTTAATACCGAATTAACAAAAGTTTTAAGAGATTATCAAACTAAATGTAAGGGATTATCTACTGATGGTAAATCACGATTTGAAAAGAAAAAATTTACAACACAATTACCACCAGATTGGAACAAACTTAAAAAGAAAGATAGACCTAATGGACTTGAATTACAGAACCCACAAGATTCTGCAAAACAAGAACAGTTATTGAACTTATACTCAAATTCAAACACTAATACTGATAACACATTTAACGGAAAAGTAACATTCTAATGGAATATTTTAACAGATATCAACAATTTTTAGTGGACGGTGAACAAACTGTTTTACCATATGTAACTTTACCAAGAAAAAGTACAGATGTTAAATACATATACAGAGCACAACAAACTAGACTAGATAAAATAAGTCAAGAATATTATAATAGTCCATATTTTGGTTGGTTAATTATGTTAGCCAATCCTGAATTTGGTGGATTAGAATGGAACATTCCTGATAATGCTATTATTGTGGTACCATACCCTTTAAATGCGTCAATTCAGGACTATAATAATGCAATAAAGACAAGATTCTATTATTATGGCAGATAATTTCGGTGGTAGTGAAAATATATTTTATACAGATGATGCAAACATCGTTTTAATAGACCCAAATTCAATAATAGACAGTAAAGGTCTAAAAAAAGATAGGGTAATAAAACAAGAAAACCTTGTCATGTATGCCAATTTAGAAGTTGGTGCGGTACCAAGAACTAAATTATCTGTTGGTGAAAGTGTTGATAAAGCAATTAATAATGTCACAATTGCGTCAATTAATTTTTTAAAACCACAAGGAAAAAATTCTTTTGATACTAGTTATACCGATGAATTTACAGGAGGCAGAAATTTACAAGGTGCTGTAAATCAACGTTCATTTGATTTTAATAATAACCCACAACAAGTTAATTATGTGGATACACAAGTTTTAGGTATTAAAAACATAAGTGTTGATATTATGTTTAATGGTATACCAACTGTTAGTATGCAATTGGTTGATGTACAAGGTAGAGCATTATTTGAAACAGGAGGTAATTCACCATATTCAGTATTTTTGTATTATCCATACCCACTTTTTAAATTAACCCTAAAAGGTTTTTATGGTAAGGCAATTCAATATGAATTAATGTTAAGAAGTTTTAATGCTTCTTTTGAATCTTCTTCAGGTAACTATTTAATTGATTTACAATTTATAGCAAGAACAAGTGCAATATTAGATGATGTTAGACTTGGTTATTTGTTTGCATTACCAAATATGTATCCAAAATATACGGTACCTGTAACAACAAATAATAATACATCCCAACAAGCAGTTGCAAGTCAAAATCAAATAGGAACAAACACAACAACGGTATCAACAAAACAATTAAACAGTGTTGGATATAGTAAAATAAAACAAGTTTTTGATGAATACAGAAACAATGGACTAATCGATAAAAATGTACCTACATTAACTTTGGAAGAGATGGGTATTAATCTTTCAAAGTACACACAATTTTTAAATGAACAATTTGATAAACTTGATTTTACTAGAGTTGTTGGACTTAAAAAATATCGTGAAAGTATCTCAAAATACAAAACTGAAATTTCAAAATGGCAATCAGATTATATTAATACCGAAGATAAGATTATTTTAAATGACAACTCTGTGATGTACGGACTAAAACAAACAGTTACAGAAACTAATACATCTAACAGCACTTCAATAGGAAACAATCCAAGTGTAGCAGCAAGAGCCAATGTTACTTTAACAGGAATAACAGAATCAAACAAAAAAACTATAAACAATTTCCCAATATGGGGTAAAGAAATAAACAAACCTGAAAATTTTTTCAAATACGATTTATTCACTAGAAAGTTTACAGAAACAGATATTAATTTTGCAAAAACATATGAGGCAATAACACCAAATAAATTTACAAATGCAAATAGCCCACAATTTAAAAATTTTAAAAGGGAGTTAATTGAAGGTTTAAAACTAAAAGGTACATTACCAAGACCAACATCTACAAGTACTCCAAATCCATATTATTATACTTTTGAAGAATTTGCGGAAGAAATCGCAAATTTAAATACTGTCATAGACCAAAAAGAACTACAAGAGAATGAACTTCTTAATCAAACATTTCTGAATAAATTAAAAACTAGTTCTAATCCAACCAATTTAAATTTTAGACCAACAATAAGGAATGTTGTTGGTGTTATAATGGCATCTGTTGACGCTTTTTATAGATTGATGGATGACGTACACAAACAAGCTTGGAATGTAAGAAATGATAAACAAAGAATAAAAGCGATTATAAACAAAGGAATTCCATCGCAAGATGGTAAAGACGCTGTTGAAAGCAGTCAAAGAAATAATATTACAAATATTGTTTACCCATGGCCACAATTCGTACAGAAAAAAGAACAAAAGGGTGTTACAGAGTATCAAGTTACATACCCTGGTTCTAAATCTGTGGTTAATTTTACAAATGGTTACGATACAAGAGTTTGGCCTGAAGTAGAATTTGTTGAACAATTTTTAAATGGTGTTACTCAAAAAGAATTGACATATGATAATGAAAATCAAAATTCACCAACAATCGCATTACCATATACACCATTATCTGCAATAGAATTTGCATTTAAAAATAGAATATATAACGGTGAAAATGATAATCCCGATGCAATTTACCCTGTTTATGAATTATACGAAAGAATTTTATTGAATGCGTATTATTCAGGTTTACATTATACAGATACAAATCAAACATCAGATTTAATATTTGCGGGTTCGGATTTAGAATTAAGTAACTTAAAGAACGCTGGTATTCCCGAAGTAAGTGATTTAAAAAAAGTTTTTAAGGATAGATTACCGTCAGAATCTTTATATGATTATTTAAAATCAACAGGTGGACAAAATGAAGAGGGACCTGATTGGAACAGATTTAAAAACCAAGAATTTATTACACCATATCTAAATGAAAAAGTAGTAAACTCAACTGAAATTTTTTCTGAAAAAAACTACAGAAAATTAAGTAGAAACCCAATACAATTAGAATCACAAGGTAAACTAACAAATTTTTTATCGGCAAACACTAGTAGTCAAACAAGTATATTAGATACATATCCATTTATTATACCCGATTTTCAAAATAGAATGGAAAATCCTAAAGGTAAAAATTATTACGAAACAATATACACATACGGTTTAGACAGTAAAAACTTATTTATTAACAATGAAAAAACACCAATAATACCTTTAAGTAAAAATACATCGACTAAAAACGGATTCAATTCAACAGCCGAAAAATCTGCAATAAATTTGTTTTTTGAAACAAGATATGACAAACCAACTGAAAGGTATTTAACTGAAGGAAACTTTGAACCAAGTTCTCCTGGTATAACACAGAAACAAACAACAAGTATTTTTAACACACCAATGTTTATGAATGGTGTGATGGAAGCGGCAACAAACACATCAGAAACACAATTCACTAAACTAGCGTTTTTATTTTTAAACTCACTACCACTTTCAACATTCTATGAAAGATATTTAAATTCTAGTATAACTGACACAGAGACACAAAAAAGTGATTACATATTTGCGTCAATGACAAAATTTTCTGCAGTACATAAAATACCATATGCTTTGTTATTAAAAATAGGTTCTATATGGCACAGATATAAAACATACATAAATACTAATGTTGATATCTTGGATAGTATTTGGAAAGATTTTGATTATGTAAAGGCATATACTAATGGTGTAGGAACGGATGATACTTACCAAGTTTATACTAATAATGATACATCCACTACTGAACCATTTAAATTAAATGGTATTGATAGTTTAAATCTTGGTTTTTATCCTGAATTGGTTAAAAACTTCTATAGTCTTTTTACAAATCAAAATAATTTTCCTGAATCATTAACTGACGCATCTAAAGAAAATTTAAAAATTGTAAGATATAATCCTGTTTCATTACCAACAGGTGCTATTAACACATACTACACATATTTTAAAATAACAGACAAATATTTACAATATTTTGGACCGTCAAATAGTAATAAAATATTAGTGTTACCATCTGCGGGATATCTACCTTTTGAACAAGCTTATTATCAATATACAAATGAAGGTGTAAAAACAAAATCAGAATTAAATGTCCCACAAGTATATAACGGTTCTGCAAGATTATTTTGGGATTCACCTAATTACGGTTGGTTTGATGCAACAAATCTATCTAAACCAAGACCCGACCAACATTTAAAATATATAAAGCCATTACAACAAGACATAAATAAACAATTTGAGTTCATACTTTCAACAAAAAACCCAACATATTCATCAATTGAAGATTTATTTGGTACTTTTGATTTTTCTCAATTAGAAAAATTTGAAAAAGAGTTTTTAGATTTTTGTAAAAAAGGTGGTAAGTCATCTATTTTTACAGGTACTGACGATATTCCATCAGAGTATGCGAACTTCCAAGAATTATTGAAAAAACTGTTTATTGTAGACGTGTCTGATATTGCAGATATAAAAAACTTTTCTAATACTCATGCAACAAGTATGAGTTCAGAAATTAATAAATTTTTAAATATAAACGTACATTTAAAAATTGGTAATCCAAAACAATTTGATAGAATACAGTTTGGTAATTTTATTTCTGCATCAACAAGTTCAGTACTTGCAATGAAACCTGTTAGTACAATTACATATGGTGAATATGTTAAAAACACATTACCTGGTGCAGGACAAACAGTAACATTACAAGAATCTAAAGATAACAATGAAGAAGCTTGGAAAGCTCTTAATTTATACATAGGCCCCTCAACAATACCAAATTTAGGATTCGGTAATACTTCATACATATACGATTTCTTTATTGATAATAACATAGAATTTACCGCACAAAACGTTGAAAGATTACATAAATTAATAAAAATTTATGCAACACAAAAATATCTAAAAGGTTCATATGATTCTAATACATTTAAAAATGATATAACAAATATCTTACAAAATGTTTACAATAAAAGAACAAATATCGAATTACAAGTAAGAGGTAAATTAAATACAGTATTAACTGAAGGAACCGCTGCTGAATCCCCAAAAAAATCGACATTTGATGGAGACAGCTCAAAGTTAGAAATGTGGGAAGTTTTTAAAGCAATTAATGACAAATGGGTTGCGGGTATTAATTTTTCAGAAACAGGACCTGATAGAAAAGTATTGTTTGAAGAATTTTTATTCTTTGATAGAAGTAATCGAGACATTGGTGACGATTTTATTATTAATGTTGAATCTATTAGAAAATATTGTGTGTGGGAAAACTCAAACACATCTGTAATGAGTTTAATAAGACAATTACTTTCAGAAAATAGAATGAATTTCTTTGTAATGCCAGCGTACATTAATTTTTATGGTAAACCATCAAGACAGTCAACAACAAGAAATCAAACTATTTTAAATAATGCGAATGACACTTTTAGTACATTTGGTTATGTTGATTACACAGATTCAGGACCTAAATTTTTGTGTCAATATATTGGGAAACCATCAGAAACATTATCAATGGATAACGACCCAAAATATCCTTTCAATAGTGATTCTTTTGATATGGGTACAACCGCAGGAAACCCATTAAGAAATACGATAACACCAGCGTCAAATAAACAATTTCAAAACAATAAAGCGGTTGGTTTTATTGTGGATTTTGGTACTGTAAATCAAAGTGTATTTAAATCTGTAGAAATTGCACAAAATCAAAACGTAACATCTTCGGAACAAATACAGACTATTGTTGACATGGGTAGGTCAGGTGGAAATAAAAAGACGATGCAACAATCAACATCACTATTTGAATTGTATAAAAATAGAACATATGATTGTACATTAAAAACGTTTGGTAATGTTATGTTACAACCTACAATGTATTTTGTGTTAAGACATATGCCAATGTTTAATGGTACATATGTTATTAGAAGTGTTAAACATAATATAGGACCTGGTGTTTTTAACACGGAAGTAAGAGGACAAAGATTATCTAAGTTTACTAATGTTAATGTAACTGATGAGTTAGCGTCAATTAATCAAGATTTTACAAAAAAACTAAATGATAAGGTTAGAAATTTAACAGATAACAATCAAGTTGTTACATTTAATTCAGAAAGCGGTCAATATGTAACAGGACAAGAATCTAAAGATATTGGTATTTCAGGTAGAACACCATATCAAGGTTTAATATCTACTTCTGTTGATACTGAATTACAAGCATGTCAAACAAGTTTATGGGGCGCGATTAACACTCCACCGTCAGAACAATCAAAACTTTCTGGTAAAACATTTAATGAAAACACTAACTTTACTAGAGATGAATTATTCCGTTTATTAAAAGGAAATGTTAAGGATAAAAATATGAGATTATTCCTTTGGGCATTGTTCTGTTTATCAAATTCAACAAGTACAGAAAAAGATACATCGGAAAAAACTGAATATACTATTAAACAAAACAATTTATTTGGTGCAACTGCCGATGTAAAATGGAATGAAGAATTGTTAAGATTTGTTGATGGATACAGATGTTTAAATAACACAAGTAAAGGTGTTATACCATTTTTAGATTTTAAATCACCAACAGAAAGTATATTATTTACCAATGGTTATTTTGAACAATTATTACCCACATATATAACAAGTAATAATACTGGAATATGTTTAAATTTCCAAGTTACAGGAACCACAACAAACGATATTAATTGTACCGCAATTACATTTATTAAACTATGGTATGAGAAATGGTATACATCAGGACCAACCGCAACAACTAATATAAATGAAAATACTTCTGAATATGTTGGATGGACTAATAACGTCAAATATGCGATAACCCAAGCAATATTAAACGGACTTTTGAATTAACGATATATTTATAAATAAAAAAGATATGAATAGTATTAAAACTTTACTCGATAATTATCTTCAAAAAGATACTGTAGTTGCCGAAAAAGATTTAGGTAATGGATATAAAGAAGTTTGTGATTTACAAACAGGAGATTGTTATACTGTTAGATTAAAAGATGGTTTAATTGAAAGAGTTGACAATACAATGAAATTAAACAGAACTCTAAAGGTTGAAACACCAACAGGAGTAAAAACTTTATTAAAAGACTAAAATGAAAAAAACATTATCAGAGGCTTTATTGTCTGAATTGGGCAGATATAACCAAATTAACAAATATATTTCGGAACAAGATATACCTGCCGAAGACCCTGCAGGTGACTTACCACCAATAGGTGGAGATGTTCCCCCACCGCCAGCACCTGGTGATGCCACATTAGGAGGTGCAACTCCACCACCAACAGAACCTAGTGTTGAGCCAGGCCAACCAATTGATGTTGCTAATGACCCTGATGTTGAAGAAATTACGGATGATGAAACTACATCTAAAAAAGGTGATGAAACTACTGAGACAGGTGACGAAGATTCAGGAACCGAAGAGTTAGATATTACTGAATTAGTAAAATCACAAAAAGATATTCAATCTAAACAAGAAGAATACATGAGTTCTATGATGGCTAAATTAGATGATTTAGACCAAAAGTTAGCTCAAATGGATTCTATTTTTGAAAAAATTAACAATCTTGAAAACTCAATTGAGAAATACAGACCAAAATCTGCGGAAGAAAAATTACATTTGAGGTCTTTAGATTCTTATCCTTTTAATCAAAAACTTACCGATTTCTTTGAAGATAAAAAAGGTGAAATGGAACAAACAGGAAAAAATGAATATATTTTAAAACCTGAAGATGTTGAAGATGTTGACCATAGAGAAATTAGAAGAACCTTTGACCAAGGTTTGGCTAACTAATTTGATTTCTTAAGATTCTTTATTATACTTGTTAATATAAAGTTTAATTAACAAAGATATGATGCAAGATTCAACATTTGATGCCGTATTGGCGCAGTACGAACAAAACACAAAACCATTTGGTGACTCACCAATGATGACACAAGAGGAAAGAATGAAGCGATATTTCGCAGCAATTCTTCCTAAAGGAGAAAATTCAGGACAAAGAAGAATTAGAATTCTACCTACCACAGATGGTGGTTCCCCATTCAAAGAAGTATGGTTCCACGAAATTCAAGTAAACGGAGTTTACAACAAATTCTATGACCCCGACAAAAACGAAGGTGGTCGTTCACCTCTAACCGAAGTTTATGAAGAACTTATGAAAACAGGCAAGGAGTCTGACAAAGAACTTGCTAAACAATATAAGG